TGTGTTCATTGTTTAAAGTACCCAACCGAATCCAGTTCCAAAGATGAACCCATTAATTAAATTATACTTGCTATCACTTGAAATGATTCCATTGCTGGATGATGTCGAAATACAGGGTGTCAAAGTACAACGTGACATTAAACGAGTATCACGTACATTGGAAACCTTTGTTGTGGATGCTTGTGACTTGCTTGAAAAACAAGATACCAAGAATGAAATCCATGATAAACTGGTTACTAACTTTGGCAAGTTAATGGATAGTATAACTGAAGAAAATATTGTGAATCTGTGATTTTTCATTTATTGTTTATTTATTTATTCCAACCCACATCATCACCTGATGGTGTGGTAAGGAGTAACACGTTAGTCGATGCAATCATTTATGTTGAATCAAGAAACAATCCAAACGCTTGGAACAAACGCGAAGATGCTTGTGGTGTTTTGCAGATTAGACCAATAATGATAAACGATGTGAATCGTATTTTAAAACGCAAACAATACACCTTAAATGATAGATGGAACAAAACAAAATCCATTGAAATATTTTATATAATACAAGAATACTATTCACCAAACGGAACACCTGAACGCATTGCACGTGTTTGGAATGGTGGACCAAATGGATACAAAAAACCACAAACACTTGCCTACTGGCATAAAGTAAAACAACAATTATGAAATACTACATCCTCACACTTGGATTTGCATTGATAGTTGCATCATTAATTATTAATGATTTAACACGCAATAAACAAGAAATTATTGAGCCGCCTATCCTAACCAATACCGATACTATTTATTTGCAATTGGATAGCTTGGAAAAACAACAAGATACAATCAAATTATTTTATGAAAAAGAAATATCTAATTATCATATACTTCCTTCTACTGAACGCATTCGCTTATTCTCAAACCGCATTAATCGATGAAAAGACTGGTGATACTTTGGTTGTTATTACCCTCAATCAAATGGATGATATTTATGTTGAACTTATTCAAAAAGATTCTCTTGTTGCTCAAGCTAAAATAAACGCGTTTAAGGAACTTAAATACATCGAGTTAATAGATAGTACACGAACAAACTTTGAACGCACTCAACACGCTTTAAATGACCTAAATGAACGTTATGATGTTGTATTGACCAGCAACCAAAGACAAAAGAATAAACTTAAACGTTCACGACAATCATTAATCATTGCACTTGGTGTGATTGCTTTGCAGATTATTTTAAAATAAATGTGTAAACCTTGCCACCTGACCATGCTCTTTGTGGTGCAAAAATCCTTCGATCGCTTTTGGTGAATGCTGGTAGCCATTTCGATGATGCCAAGAATCCGTTCCACTTGGTGAACGCAATGATTCTATTGTGATACCCTGATAATCTTTGCTTGTCTTATGATGAACGTGATGGGTGTAGATGTACCGATGCTTTGTGTCCGCCCAATATTCTTTTGCCTCAACTGCCATCAACAATGGAAGGTCATTCATCTTTGCACCATCACCATGTGTTGTGCCAATTAAATTTTGACCATATTTATACATCTTCCGATGTGCAATTGAGCAATCAAAGGTCATGTTCTTGTTATTTCTGAACCACGTTTGAATGACATCCGCTAAAAAGAAACCACTTTGATAGTCATGGTTTGATGGATTGAATGTGAAGTGTACATCCGCCAATGGAAGCAACATTTCAAGAACATCAACATAAACTTGTTTTGCTTTTAAAAAGTTTGAATAGAACATTCCATCCGTATCTTGTGGAGTACCCGCACTCGTGGTTCTTTTGGGGCTATCGATGTGAAGTATATCGTTCCCACCAATGAAAAGTATTTGGTCTATATTATAACCACGTGATTTGTCAATGATACCTTGCACACCTTCCTTCACACGTTGAACTGCAATGTTAGTGTTGTAGTCCTCACCAGTTTCAAATGCTTCACAAAGTTTGCCAATGTGAACATCAGCTGGATCAACAACCAGCAAATGACCATCTTGGATTTTGGTCCTTGTCAGTGGTGGATATGTTGGTGCATAATCTTTTAAGTCATTGATTAGTTGTTCACGAATTTTATCATAATCAACTGCACCTTCAAAGTCAGGATTCTTAAAAAATAAACTTGTATCTTTGGTTTTAACCCAACCATGTTTTACATTGTGAGTAGGCAAACCAGCCGTTTCACAATATGTGTCAATCTTGGATTTTAAATTTAAGAAGTATTTTTTTACACTTGCTGGAGCTTTGCCAGTTAAATCACCAACACGTTTGTAATATTGAACTCTTTGTTCATTATCAAATTGTGGATACTTGTTAAAAATGTCAATCCATTCATCCGAATAAATCCTTTTCATTTTGTACATCATATGATGGACACGCCTTCAAACCATTTGAAAACTCATTGTGACCATGTATTGTCACATCCGGATAGCAACCTTTTAACTTTTTTACAAGTCTAATTATTGAATCCTTTTGTGCTTTTGTTCTTGTGTCTTTTGGTGTTTTGCCATCTGCTTCCACACCACCAACATATGCAATTCCAATTGAATATTTGTTTTGTCCTTTGGTGTGTGCTCCAATTAATTCAATTGGTCGTCCAGCATTTATGTTGCCTTTTATATCGATGACATAATGATAACCGACATCCGACCACCCACGATTCAAATGCCATCTTCGTATGGTATCAACGCTGATGTCATCCCCTTCACGTGTTGCAGTGCAATGAATAATTATCTTATGGATTGCCCTCATATTTGTTTCTTAACATCCTTGATCTTTGAAATCATTTGTTTGAATTTATCAATAAACGAATAACCTTTAACTGCAATAAATGATTCATCCATGGATTTGACTTCAATGCTTATCAAAGTTAATGCAGTGATTTTGGTTGCAAGAAACTTAACATCCACAACACTCATTGTTAGTTCGTTAATGATAAACACATCCGAACCATACACCATCATAATAGTTGTGATGTATGAAATTAGTTTTGGAACGAGTCCATTTCTAAATATTTTGGATGTGATTTTTTCGTTTAATTGTTTGGCTTTCCAAATGCCAAATGCAGTGTCAATAATGGTGCTTAAACTAATTAAAATTATAAGCGGTTTTATTGGTGCAAAAAATAATATGATGACTTTCAATATGGATGTCAAATATATTTTCATTCTTCTTCATCCGTTTCAGGAACAACACAAAATGTTGATTCAGGATATTTTTCACAGTAAGCCTTTAGATACAAGCCACTATCACCAGCGAAAGTATGCACACCAGTAGGGTCAGGATAAACCTCATAATCCTCTAAACTTTCAACTTCTTCATTCAATAACATATCAACAGAATACATAGTCGATAGGTCAGTACAAGTCCCTTCCTCATTAAATGCTTTGCATATGAAGCCAATCTCTACGATTGCATTGATTGCTGGTATTAATGTTTCGTTCCCCTCCTCATCTTCAGAGTATAGGGTTGGTCTAATGGTTGCCCATTGTTCGTCAGTAAATTCGTATTTTTTAAAAATCATTTTTTTATGTTGTTAATGTTACTAATTCGCTATCTGTTAATGCGGTGTTGTAGTATTTTAATTCTTTGACTGTACCTCTAAAATTATTACCACCAATACCATCTGCAAATTCTATATTGTTTAATACACCTGAAGCATATAATGTTGGAGAATTTATTGTCCCAACCAAAGAGCCGTTTACATAAAACTTAATATCCGTAGAAGAATAACGTAGTGCATATTTAATGAAAGAAGTAAAAGGTGCATTTGATTTAGTAATTTCACTTTGATAAGTTCCCCCTACTCTCCACAAAAATTGCAATCCTGTACTACTTTGTCTTATTTCTAAACGATTATTGTTTGTTCCATCAGATACCGATGCAAAATAATTGTAGCTAAAGTTTGTTTCTAAAGATTTTTGCTCTCCATATATCGTTCCCTCACTTGAGTTTATCCTATCCGCAACGTTTGTTAATTCACACGCATCCTGATTCCTTGTAACGGATGAGCCTTGTGTTGGGATGTAGCTTGTGGCGTATGATGCGTTTAATTCAACTTGCGAACCATATACCTCTATCCCACTTGTTCCATCACCTTGAAATAAACCTTGAGTACTTGAATTTATTGCAGTTATACCGCAAGAAATTCTAAAATAACTTGCGAACGAACTTTGAGCTTGACCAATTAATTCACACTTATACCAACCATTTCCAAACAATTCTATTGATGCACTATGATTGTTAAAGTCACTTCCGTTTGAATTGTTGTAAATTACTAACCCTTGCTGTAAATCATATACTGCATATAACCTTGATGCTGAATTGCTAAGATATAAAAAATTATACCCACTTGCTTTCGCATAAACTGTATGCGTTATGTATTGACCGCTTGTTCTTACAAATCCCCCTTTATCTAAATATTTTTCTGTATTTGATGTTGATGGTACTATTTTAGTTCCACTTGTAATGCCTTCAGGACTTGTAACAGAATTGCCATTTATTGTGAATTGTGTGTTACTCCATAAAGTATAATCATTAGAATAATTAATTGCATTCGTCCTCTGTGGTTCCAAAATTAGTGAGCCATTGGAGTTGTCTTTGTAGTCAACGCGAGGCATATTTAACCTCGTTGTCGTTGGAAAGTATGTCTTTGCGGATGTGCCTTTGACGAGTTGAATGCCAAACAAATAGAACGCATCTCCTATAGATGAGTTTTGGTCGTTTTGACCTGAATTATATACATAAAAATAGTTCGTACCTGATGAAGCGGTTATTGTACCTGACAATCTATACCATCCATCTCCAACATCTTCTTTTGTCATACCAATAGAATTACTACCGAATATGCCATTTTGCACATCAAATTTCGTTATAGCACTTCCTATGTGGTAAAAGGATAACCATTGTTTATTTTTGTATTTAACATAAAAACTAAAAGTATAATCAGTTGAACCAATTAAGCTATATGATTTGTTCCAACCTTTATAAGTTCCGTTTGCAATTGTTGTTATAGTACTTGCATTTAGTTTACTTGTTGGGCTTGTAATTGTACCGAACGTTGTCGATGCACCTTGTAGTGAATTTGTGTAATCCTCGCTATACGATGCTAAATTATACGGCATCTCTTGGATATAGCCGTCTGAATCTGTGTATGTTCCAGTTGTGCTTCTTGAAAATGTGAAATCTTGCTTGTAAAATCTCTCACCCTCTTTATAGTATCCAAGTAGGTTGTCTGTCTTTCCAGCCCAGTTTCCGCCTCCTAATTGTATTGTTGGTTCTGCCATAATTATAATATTGTATATCCGTAGAATGTTGCTAAATTATTAAAACTCAAGTTTACTTGCCCAGTCAAATCACTCAACTCCTCATCACTTAACGCCTCGTTAAAAGTCATTAGTTGCTTTGTGTTGCCGTAGAAGTCATCTGCACTCGCACCATTATCAAATGATAAAGTACTTAATGTTCCACTTGAAAATGTGGTACCACTTGTAATTGTTGTACTTAATTGAATTCCATTTGCAAATAACTTAAATTCGTTTGCTTTGTAAGAATATGCTATTTTATTAAATGTGGTTAAATCTGATAAAGTTTCAGTAAAAAAACCTTGTAACGAACCATTATATACACCTACTTTGATAGTATTTGTCGTAACGCTATATTCTAATTGAACAAATTGAGTAGATGAACCATTATTAATTGTGATTCGTCTTTTAGTGCCATCATTAGCCAACGCTGCTATCTCTGCAAACAACACACCCTCTGTGCTATTAAAGGTAGCAGAAGTCCCAGCATTGTTGCAGACATCGGCGGTACGAGTTACTGTGCTTCCGTTTGTTGGGATGTATGATGTGGCGTAGCTGCCTTGTTCAAATTGTGCTCCGTACACATATATTGTGGCAGCATCATTGCACAATATTCTTGGGTAAGTACCACCACCAGTATGTGAATATCTTACCCATTGGTTTGTTATTGTAAATTCAGTTAAGTCTGCTGTTCCAGCACCTATACTTACATTTTGAGTTCCACTTTCTGTTTTTAAATATACAGACTGCGTATTTGTTCCACTTGCTGAAACAGATAACTCTATCCTTCCGATTGTAGTTCCATCGAAAACTAATTTAGAAGCGTTTTGAGTGCCATCTGGAGAAGTTGTAAAATTATCCGTTACAATAACGTTATTTATTGCATTCCATTGACTAAAATCTTCGCTATATGTTACCAAATTCGTTGATTGCGGTTCAAGCAATAAACACGCACAACTTCCCATCGCTATAATCCAAGCGAGGAACGTCGTTTTCAAATACTTCTTTGACTGATACGTTGTCGATTGAGCCATCAAAACCACCCCACCCTAAAAATCTAAATACACCAGTAGAAGTTGCAGTATATGTGATATCTATTTCAACATTGCTTGTATATGTTGTACCACTTGTAAAATTGTCTATTCTTATATTTCCAGTCGTTATATTTGTAATACTTGCTTTTACTCTGTAAGTTTTCCCAACAACAGATATTAATGATGATTGAGTTAAGTATGCTAAATCAGTTCCACTTTTTGTTGCCTTACCATTACTTATAGTCCATCCACTACCTTTAGTCCAATTACTATCAGTAGCAAAATTCCCATTAGTTATTAACTCACTCCCTAAAACTGAAGCAGTCTCTATCAACCCCTCACTATTTACCCTCGTTCCGCTTGATGAACGAGCAAAGGTGAAATCGCCATCTGCAACAATAACTTCTTTGACTGAGACATTATCTAAAGTTCCGACCCATCCTAAATTGAAAGCGTTAAATTCAAATTTTGTTGGATTTGTTATTGTTAATTCTTTTCTTCCGCTTGTTGTATATGTTTGAGAATTACTACCGCCGCCGTCAAATTTGCAGTTACCGCTTGTAATAGTTAAATCAAAAATTAGTTTGTAAGTGCCAGTTAAAGAAAAAGTACTAATCTTAATACCATTTTGGTAGGCAGTCATTGAGGCATTATACTTATCTGTCACAGTACCATTTGTAACAGTCCAACCAGTTGAGCCATTACTAAAATCACCATTACTTATTTGCTCACTCCCATAGCTTGGGTTAGGTTTTACCGAGTATAGCTTTCCGTTTTTATACCCACTTGGTATCTGTATTAAACTTGCTTTGTCTAATATGCTCATTTGATTATGTTTAAATTATTAATTATACAACTTCGGTTTTCAACCACACCTCCATCAGCTAACACTCTTAATTTGTATGCCTCAAAAAGAATCCGACCAATTGAATCGAATGTTTTTATTGCACTATATTGAACGCCAAATCCAATCATTTATAGTTTGATCAATAACACAGACCCACTTGCAACATTCACAGTCTTGAATGGTCGTTCACTCGCTGGAGCAATTACCATCCCTTTGGTCAATGTCTTTCCAGTCAATCCCCATTCAGCAAGAATGTCATTGTCTAAAACATCAGTTAATGCAGTGAAAACCACATCATCATTGACTACTAAAAATCTATAATTTGTCGCAATTGTACCAGTTACAACCGCACCATTGTCTGCATATTTTCCGCCTTTTAAAGCAACTAATTCTTCTATTGTCATTTTTTAAATACTTTCTCTAACACTATATTCCATGATCACCCTCGCACATTGCGAAGTTGAATCAAATAAAATCTCTTGATTGGACAAATAAATTTGCTGAATTGTTTTGCCACCGCTTACACCTTTAAATCGATTTAAAATCAAATCAATTTGGTCAGCAATATTTGCAGCTTCAGCAAAGCCACCATTCCCATCTTTGACTTTACTTGCAAAGATATTAATTTCAACATCGTGATTTATTATCGAGTATCCATCCTTAAAGTTTTCAGGTGTGGATTGTTCAGTAATTATAACACGTGGAAACAAATTCTCTTGTGCAGCAAGTCCATAGTTCAATTGCTCAACGATACTCGTTATTGATGAAACATTAAGCAATTGATAAATAGCACCCCCAATCATTAATGCAAATTTGTACTATTAATCAAATTTATTTGTGTAAACTTTTTTACTTTGTTTAGCAGTTTTCGATGCGTTGCATGAACGACACAATGCTTGAAAATTATTTTCATCCCATTTATCACCACCATCAGACACTGGAGTAATGTGGTCAGTGTAGTATGATGATTGATGACAATCCACAACCTCACACACCGGATGTTGCATCTTATATGCAAGTGATAATTTTCGCCAACGTGAAGTATTATAAAACTTCAAATCTGCTTGGTCCTTCAACCAGTTCTTTTTTTTCTTTGGTTTATCATCTTTAAATGAATAAACTTTGTGTGGCATTCTTGGCATTAGTCAGGATGATGTGTGTTTCCTTGCAGTGCATGATAATCACCATTTTGATCTCGCCAATAAATATGACTACCATAAAACATAAACTCACCATTTTTAAAATAGTCACCACCACCACCACTTTCTGATGTTGGTGGAAGTGCATTGCCTTTCATTTGAAATAGGTCTGCACGTACTTTGTTTGATTCCGTTACCTCACCCTTTTTAAATGTTGGAATATCACCTTGACTTATTGGATATGTTGTTTCCTTTTGAACAACTGGAATAAATGTTGCATTTGGAAGAACATCAGCAGTCACAACAAAATAATCTGTTTCATTGTTATTGTTTGAATTTATAACGCTTAAAATATCACCTTCATAAATTCTGTTTCCTTCATATGGTGGAATGTTTATTTGCTGAACAACGTGATTGTCAGGAAAAAATTCTTCAATAAAATCAACCCCCTCAAAAACACCGCCATCTTCAATAACTCTGTTTTTTTGGAATACTGCATATGTATCTGATGAGTTAAGCATTGGTGTGAGTTCTTCAATACCTCTATAAATTTTATTAGTGTTTTCAACCACCTCACCTTTGTTTGTTGATATATCAGCCGGATCAATGATGTCTTTTATTCTTTTAATTGCAACACCAGTTCTTGCAGATATTTGTTCAAACCATTCACCACTCACTTCATCCATTCCATAATCACGTGTGCAACCACTAAACACATAAACCTTGTCATTATATGCCAATGATTGATATGGATAATAATCACCAACAATTGTACTCATTATTTTTTCAACTGGCTTTGTTTGCAATGACATTGCTTCCATTACACGAGCATAAGATAAAAATGGATATGTGTCAAAATCACAATCCCATGTTGTTGATTCAACCAAACTAAATGATTGTGTATTGTTGTAATTTTCATCAATCTGAATTTTTGCAATCGTTGATGTTCCAATTTCTGAATCTACAATAATTAAAGGATCAAGTTCAACCTCCTTTGTGTAAAAACCGCTCGGATTCTCAACTTCCAAAATCATTGTGTTTTCATCATCGCTTGTTAGTTCAGGAAACAATACTTGTACATTATCAATATAAAATGCAACACCAGTGTCAATTGGTCCATTATATGTTGCACTCACTTTTACAATCATGTTGTCCGCTTCAAAATTTATTGCTGGTGTATCAAAAAAAACATATGTATCACCACTTGTATTTTTTACAATTTTAGTCCAGTTTCGATTTGTTGAATTTGGATCATCATACCATTTACCCTCAAGTTGTGGTGCATTTCCTACTCCTTTAATGTATCTATTGCCACTATAAATCTCTAAATCAATATTTGTTGAATAATTTGCAAATTTTAAATTACCCAAACGGACACGCATTCCAACCCTTATGTGACCAACACCATCACTTTTTATTGTTCCTATGTTTGCAGATATTGATTGTGTGACACCAGTTCCAAATACAAACAAACCACTTCCAAATGTTAACTTACCCTCAATGTGTTGCTTTGCTAAAATTCTTGTTCGATAAGCACCAGCAAAATAACCAAATGTTCCACCCGCTAATATGTTTAAATTCTCAATCCCTGTATTACCAACTGACTTTTGATGTGTGTATGTGTTATGAATATATGTACCATCTTTTAAATACTCACGATATTTAATTGTAATTGCATCAAAATTCCTTACTTGCTGAATCCAATACACACCATTTGCATGGTATATGCGACAACTGAACAAATCCATTAATCCTTTCAGTGCATCATAATATGACAAATATTGTGTTGGATTTTCATTTGTGTCACCAATAAACATATTGTCAGGAATGTATGTGTAATCAATTGGTGAATCATTCGTTGTTGTGGTTGCTTCAAGTACACGTGATGAATATTCAATTGATTCACGTATGTAAGCATCAGACGCACCCCAAAATTGTTTGAGTCCAAGAATGTCAAGAATCTCAAATATATTGCTTTGTATTTTATTAACCGATAATGTTGTTTGTGTGTACTCGTATTTTTTAAGTGCATCAAGTCCATCAATGGCTTTGAATGTATATGGTCTTGGTTTATCTATGTTTGACCATTGAACAAGGTCCATTACAATGATACCAGCCCAATCCAATTCCCAATCCGTTGTGTATCTATATACCAACAATTTTAGTTTGTTATCTTGTGTGATTTGGTATTGTTCAAAGAACCTATCAAAATAACGATCATTGTTTGCATATGTGACTGATGTGCTTGATGACTTTATTGAACCAAGTATTTCATCACCTTCACCTTTCCATTCAGTTTTTAAATCAACCAATCTTGGTGCAAATGTTGGTTTGTATTGGTTTGCAACAATATCAGATGAACCGATGTGTGTGTATGTCGCTGAATAACTTTGGTCCGTTGTAATTTGTGTAGTTATTCCGTTTGAAACAATACCAGTGACATTTGCTGATTGTGTTGATGAACTTGTGTACAATAATAAATCTTGACCAACTTGAATAAAATCTCGCCAATCTTTATTGATGTAAAATGTGTTTCCAGTTCCACCAATTATTTCAACCTTTGGAAGTCCGTTGTAATCATCACCAAACAATTCAACTTTGTATCGTGTGTTATTGTCTGACCTTAACTCACTGCTAAATATTACACCACTCATTTATTATCTTGTAAATCCTTTTTCTCTATTTTGAACCAATATTAAATCACGCCCTGAAATTTTTGTTTCCAATGATATTGGTTGCAATGCCATTGTTCCCATTCCGCCACCAGTTGGTGATGGTGATGGACCACCAGCATTCATATCAATCCCTTTTTTACTTATATTTGATAATGCAGTTCCAGCTGCAATCAATGCAATACCACCAGCAATTGCAAGACCAGCCCCTGCTGGTCCAAGTGCAATTGATTTTGCAATAGCACTTTCGGCAATACCAATTGCAATCATTGACTCTCCAAAAGTTTGCATAAATCCACCAATAGCTTTCATAAAACCTTGACCAAATTCTTGAACATCTGAATCACCAGTCATTGCATCACCTAAAAATTCACCAAGCATCACCGCACCTTGTGTTGCTAATTGTTGCAAACCACTTGAAAGTGCTTCACCCATCTTCATGCCAATTCTTTGTGCTTGCGTTACAAGACCTAATTCTTGATTTGTTAATGGTTCAATTTTTATTTGTATTGGCTCAATTGCTTGGTTTGCCATTTCACTAATTTGTGAAGTGACATTTTCAATCCCTTTTTGTGATGGTGCTTGTATTGCAATTGCGGTTGATTTTGTTGTTCCAGTAGTTGTTCCACCACCTTCAGGAGTAACACCAAGAACACTATCTTCACCAACTTGTGTTAAACCTGTTACTTCTTTTTTAATACCTTTTAATGTTTCTTTAAATGACTTGAGTTCCTTTGTTGCTTCACGTGGTTCAAGTTTGAACTTATCAAAGAATTTATCAATGCCAATATCAATACCAAAGAAACCAGCAAACTTTGCAAGTCCTTTTGCTATTGTTTTGACCGCATCAAGTGTGTTGTTTGCAATGTTTACCCATAAATTATAAAAGAAATCTGCAAAGAATTGTGCATTGTCTTTAACATACATAAACACCGCAACAAGTCCAGCAAGTGCAGCACTAATTCCAACAACCCATAAAATGATTGGATTTGCCATCAAAGTTGCAAGTGCTAATTTAATCCCACCAATTGCAAATGCTAATGGTCCAAGAACCGCAACTAATCCAGCAAACACAGTGATTGCAGTTTTTACATATGGATTTAGATTTGCAAATCTCATTGCAATCTTTGAAAGTATTTCAGCAACAAATCCAACCGCTGGTGCCATGATTTCACCAAACGAAATTGCAAGTCCTTCAGTTGCTGATTTCAAACGCATCATTGCACCTTCCAATGTTGCATCCATAATTGCAGCCATTGATTTAGCACTAACGCTTGTATCACTTAATTTATCATTTAACCCAGCAACTTCAATTTGATTTTTTGCCAAAATAGATGCAACCGCTGCACCACGTTTTCCAAACAAGTCCATTGCAGTTGCATTGGAATTAGTTGAATTATTTATTTGTGCCATTGCATCATCAAATGACATCCCTTGTTTTGCAAGTTCTAAAAAGATGTTTCTCAATGCAGTTCCTGATGTTGATGCTTCAACACCATTGTTTGCAAGTACACCAAGCATTGATGTTGTTTCCTTTAATGTAACACCAGCATTTCGTGCAACTGGAGCAACTGAACTCATTGCAACTTGGAACTTGTTCAAGTCAAGTGCAGATGATGAAAATGATCGTGCCATTATATCAGTGACATTTGTCATTTCACTTGCATCTAACCCAAATCCACGCAATGTTGCACCAGCTACTTCCGCAGACATTGCCAAATCTTCACCAGTTGCAAGTGCAAGGTCTAATGTTGCCCTTGTGATTTTTTGTATTTCTTCAGAACTAAATCCAAGTTTTGAGTAATTCAACATTAAATCTGAAACTTCAGATGCACTGAATCGTGTTGCAATACCCAAATCCTTTGCAAGATTTGTCAAGTTTTGAAAATCTTTTCCAACTGCACCGCTAATGGCTTGAACTTTTGCCATTGATTGCTCAAAGTTGGCAAACGTTTTGACTGCAAGTCCACCCATAATTGCAATTGGTGCAGTCAATGACATTGTCATTGATTTACCAATGGACTGCATTTTTCTTCCTGATTTACGCAGTTCCCTTTGTAAGTTTTGACTTGAATCGCTAAATGCTTTTAAGTCAAAAATTGCACTAAAATTTATCGTCTTTTTTGCCATTTTAATTGAACCAGTTTGGTTTTAATTTTTTAAGTTGCTCAATTTCTGCTTTTGTGTATGGATTTGATTTTGTTCCTTTTTTGCCGCTTTGTTCTTCCCATTCAAACTTCATCAAATCTTGTGGTCGTTTCATTGTTTTTTGTCCTTGTGATTTTAACGTGACATAAGAAATCAATCTTGCAGTTTCCCACAATGATCTTGCGTTTATATTTTCATTCAAACGATTTCCAACGTACGCATCCCAAATGTCTACCATTGAATAACTTTCCAAACACAAAGGAGTTTGTTTTAACGTACCCAACACAAAACCCCTTATGAAATTAGTCAATGGCAATTTTACTTTTTTGCTTCAACCTTTAAATTACCCAATGCACTTAAATCATTTTGCATTGCTTCAGTGAATACACTAATCAAACCCATGTCATCATCAATTGCATCAATAATGAAATCCTTTGTGACTTTTTCACCTGATGCCTTCATTCCAGCATAAGCAATTTCAACAATCATATTCATTGTCACATTTTCGCCCATTTCTGAAATTGATGAACCAGTTTCTTTTTCATACATCAACAATGCTTTGAAACCGAATTTGAATTTGTACTCTTTGTTTTTAATTTTTATCATGCTACAAATATAAAAAAAGGGAATGAAGTTACCCCCATCCCCCATTTTTCACAATATAACAAAAATCAATTTCTTATGGTGTAACTGTTCCTTTTGTCACTGCACCAGTTCCTTCAAAAGACACTGAAAATGTGGTTGATTCTTCAAGACCATCAGTTCTTTCAAGTGATGTTATAAAGCACGAGCCGCTATATTCGGTTTCGCCTGAAATATCGGTTGTGTAAGTTATTGTTACTGCATTTCTTGCTATAAACGCATCAAATAAATCTTCATACCCATAAGATGCATCCTCATCAAAAAAACCTTCAGCCGAACCGCTAAAGCTTTTCTGTCCTTCTAAACTCGATTTCCATCCTGAACTGTCTTTTGTACTTGTATCCCTTGTTGACATATCAAATGTCAATGAGTTTGATGTTAAGTGTGCTATGGTTGTACCAGCAACTTGTATTTTTGCTAACGTTCCGTTTAATATACCCATTTTTTTATTTCCTAAATTTTATACAATATTACTTATTAGATTTTTTCTTCTTTGTAACTTTTTTAACTTTTGGAGTTTCTTCATTTTCTATTGCCACTTCAATGATGTGTTCAATTTCTTCTTCAAAAGTAAAACCATCAAGGGCTTTTGCTACTTTTAACCCAATTAATTCTTTACCTAATTTGTTAGATACACGCAATTGTGTTCCTTCAGGTAGTGTTCTTGCATGGATTGCATAATCCTTTGTCAATTCTATTCTCATAAATTTAATTTTTTAACTTTTCTTTGTATATACTTTGTAAGTTCTGCACTCGCTTGTGTATATATTTTATCACTCATTTCATTATATGTTTTTTGAATGAAATTCTTTTTTCCAGTTGGATTGTTGATGTGTTTACCAACACCATACTCAATCCAAAACGCATAAAACCCATCATGCTTTTTTGCACCCCTTCCGTATCTTGGACCAACCAAAACACGTGCAATATGTTTCAAAGGTGATGTTTTAATTGCAAGTGAATTTTTAAGTTCTTGTGGTGGATATATTGTGTCACCAACTCTAATTTCTTTTGTTCTTTGATTTGGTGCATTTTGTCGCATCTTCTCAAGAACTGGTTTCATTTGCCTTCTTAATATTTTCAGCAATTCAGACCTTTTTACTTTATCATCTGACAATGATTTGATTTCAAGTGCAACTTGATTAAAACCCTTTATGTCAAACTTAATCATAACTTTTTACTTGCACTTATCATCAGACCTTCACGACCAAGTTCTTGGATGTCTAAAATATCATAATATTTTGAATTGTATGAAATCCGCATTGATTCATCAATACCATCAAAGAACCGAATCTTGAACTTGACCTTACTTGTTGATGTCACTTGGTCCGCTTCAACTTTTTCATTACCCAAACCACGTTGCACATTTGCAAACGTTGTGTGAAACGTTGACCAACTTGCAGTGTATTCACCAATTGAATTGGTTGAAAACGTTTGTGACTCAATCACAATTTTTCTATCTAAACGACCTATGTTCATATTTCAGTTCGTTGGCTTACCATTGACATTTGGAACTTTGTTCCTCTTGATAGGTTGTGCATATTGCTTCCTACAATTGTATTTTGTCTATTCTCAAACATATCCGATACAATCATTCGCAATGCTTGTTTAACCATGTCATCAGTATTCGCCAAAGTTGTTATTTCAATTTCAATTGGAAAGTCACGATCGTATAAGTTTGGCAAATTGTCCTTCATTTCTACATAAGAATATAAACCATTTGTTGCAATGTATTTTGATGAATCCAAAAGTGTTCGTGTGTTGTCCGAGTCATAATAGTAAATTGAAAAGGTATCAATAGGATTGACATCAATTCTGAAATCATCCCATTCAGTCATGTACCCAGTTACACCACCTTTGATAAGTAAACCAGCTTCGTTCCATAACATCAAATGTGCAGATGCTATGTAATCATTTATGATGTCATCAAACGATGAATCTAAAATGTTTAAATGTCTTTTTGCTTCAACCAAAGTCAATGCCCAATTGACCTCTGGTGTGTAGCTTGTTATTTTTTTGTTTCTTATCATTGATTTTTTAAAAAAAAAGAGGATGGGCAAAACCCACCCTCTTCATATATTAACTAATTACTATAAATGAATTATCCAGTGTAGCCACCCACGCTGATTGCAGCATCTTGTACAAGTGCAGCATCCCAGTATGAGTTTAGGATTAATCTGTTTGTTCCGCTAACCGCTTGTGTGTATGGGTCAACTAAAATCTCAACTCCACCGAATTGGCAAATTTGAACTTTTGAGAAGTCACCATAGTAAGCAACTGGATTAGTTATGTCAGCAATTTGGTTTGAGAACTTCGCTTGAACTCCCATTATAGCTTCATTGATGATTAATGGATTAACACCACTAACTTGTGCAGCAGTATAAACTTCGGTAAACAAATCGTTTGAGATTGCAAAACCTAAATTACCTCTGTTGTGGTTGTTTGATTGTACTTCCTCAACAAGTGCCATCATCAATGATGTAATGTTTGCATTTGTTACTGGAGTTTTTCCTTGACCTAAATAGTTGTAAGATCCGTTTGAAGAATCATCAGTAAATAAAGCATATTCAACTTTTGCTCCAACCGCTTGAGCAATTGAGTTTCTCAATGCTGATTCAAGTGATTCGTTGTGCTGCATAGCGGCTTGTTTACTAAAATCGACAAAACTTGCAAGTCTTTTTGGAGCAAGGTCTTTTTTGCTCATTGCAGAACCTCCATCTGCACTTGCATCAGTTTCTCCCTCCCATTGAGTTGTAACTGCACCCAAAATTGGAATACGTTGGTCAGTTGTTGAAGTTACACGAGTAACACCAAGATCATCAAGAATTGTGTTTGCATAAACTGCATCAACAAAACTTTGAGTTTCAATTCCTGAAGTTCCGTTTTCAGTAACAACCGCTCTGTTCAAAATCATTGATGGTATAACAACACCATTTGCACTTCGACCAATTGCAGTCATTTCTTTTTGACCTTCTTGAGCCATTTCTAATTCAACACCATCAAGTTTTCCACCAAATGCTGCTCTTACCGCTTTACCAAAAGAAAATTCTCTTACTATTTCTTTTTCTTCTTTAGTTTCTGCCACTACTGGACTTCCACCTAAATTTGCTGCTTTCATTCTTATTTCTTCTTCTTTTTCTACTTTTGGAAGTTCATCAACTAATTCAGTTAATCTTTCCATGTTTGTATCAAATGATACTTTTTCATCTTCAGAAAAATCTCTATTTTCTTCAGATACTAAATTTTCAAGAGCATCAAGGGAAGTTTTCACTTCACCAATTTCTTCTCTTATTACTTTACTATTTCTCATTTTCTAAATTTTAATACTACAAAAATCAATTATTTGATTATAGGTACTTTGTAACAATTTTAACTTTGTTATAATTTCGCAAAGCTGATTTTGTTTCAAGTCCCATTTCAATTTCTTCTTCAACAACCTCAAGTGATTTTTTAAGTTCATCAACTTGGTCAGCACTTCGTTTGAACGCATCACGATTTGAACCAGCACTCACAATTGACCATTCAACCAATTCTTGTCGTGTGAAAGTAAATCGTGTTTCTGTCCTTCATCTTCTTTGTTGCCATAACGATACTCATGCGGTATTGCTCCAACACTTGCCATCTTTAAAATACCATCTTGCATTTTGTTAAATACTTTGTCAGCCAATGGATTGTTTCCTTCACGTTCAAATGTTACTTCACCAATCAACGCATCTCCATCTCTAAACACTCGTGATGTTCCAATGATAGTATCAGGATTTGAACCACTCACTTCATGATTGTATCCAACAATTGGATTTCTATCATAAGTTGACAAATCCCAACCATCAAGTTTGAATGATGTTCCATGTCTGTCAATGGATTCTGTTGATATTACAAATTGCGCAGTACGTTCAACTTCGTTAATATTTCGAACCTCTGCAAGTCTTTCAATTTTATTCATTACTTTTCTATTTTGTTCAATTTCTTTTAATTTACTTTCTGACCATCTCAATCCAGCTTTGCCACCCCACAACAAAAATGATATTGTTCCACACGCTTCAGTGTTGTCAGGATCATAATATACTTCAGCACGTGACAAATATGAATACATGCGTTTTAAAATATCCTCCGAAATCGGTCTTTTTTCTGACAAATCACGACCTCTTTTTTTGCCAATAGCGGTTGCACATTTATTGCCAACCTTTTCATTTAACTCAATGCCACGTTTTGCATTGTTTGAAACCGCTTCAGGATAATCACTATAACTCGCCATCTTCCTTCTTATAATAATTATCCATGTCCTGAATAGGTATTCTATTTATTTGCACATAACGTTCATCACCGCCTTCAATTGGATTTCTATCCTCTAACTCAAGTACATCATTTATACTATAAGCACCAATGTCAGTCATCAATCTATAATATTCACCTTTTGTCTTAACATCAGTTCGAAGTAAACGATCAACATTATGCTTGAAATAATGGTCAAGTTTTTCCGTATCTTTTAATAATTTTCGTCTATATTCTTGTTCAATCTTTTCAATCCACGTTCCAATTGAATAAGTTACAAATTCAATTGACTGGTGTTCAATATTTGAAAACGTTGAATTTTCCATTTCATTAATCATGTGAGATGGTATTCCAAGAATTGTTGCAATCTCATTCTTTTGGAATTTACGAGTTGAAATCCATTCAGCATCTGCTGGAGGAAGTCCAATACGATGATATTTTGAACCAGCATCAAGTATTGCAGTTCCACGTGTCCCATTTGGTCCATAGTTTGCAGCCCATTGTTGACTAATTGCATCTTTTGTTTCAGGTTTTAAAACACCAGCGTATTCGATAAAGCCGTCAATCCTACTCCCTTTGTTAAAAAAATCAGCCCCATAATCTTGTGCTGCAATTGATAAACCAAGATTTTGTTTGTGTGCTTGTATTGCCGAAAGTCCAACAACTGGATCAACTCCAAACCCACGAAGATTTATCATGTCAGCATCTTTGACAAGCAATGATTCAGTTTCATTGTATGCTTCCTTGACTTGAACTTTCCAATAAATCTCATCATCATATTTGATTGGTTCGCATTGTTCACGAGTTACATTGACCAATGATGTTGGTGTTCCAAATTGATCACGTTCAATAATTGCCAAACCATTACCATGATTGATTGCGGATGTGATTAATATTTGTGTGAAGTCAAAAGAAATTGATTCATAGTTTGCTTCAGCATTCAACAAGTATTCTGTTGGATGTGCAACAATTTCACGCCTTCCATTTTGTTTGCGAAAAACCTCAACTGGCAACATTGCCACTGATTCTGTAATTCTTCTTACACCAGCCCAATATGCTGACAAACCCATTGCAGTTTGTTCAGTGACTGGAGTTCTTCCAATCATTCCACCAAAGTTTGCATTTAAGAAACCTTTTTTTGCGGATAGAACTGGATTGATTCTTTTGATTTCAAATCCAAATAAATTCACTATTGCAAAAATGAAACAATAGTTTTTTATAAATATGTAAAATATTTAACTAAA